TGACAAGGCCAATGTTATTAAAGCCGCTAAACGTGCCGCTGGCCTAACGGATGAAACAAATGCCTAAACCTAAACTCACCGTAAAGCAAGCACGGTTCGTTAAAGGTGTTGCTGAGGGTAAGCCGAAGTACAAAGCAGCCCAAGAAGCGTATGGGATTGTAAAACCGAACGTTGCTGGTGTAAAAGCTAGCCAGGAACTAAGAAACGCTAACGTGCAAGAGGCGCTACAGGCAGAGTTAGCTCGACAAGGCATAACACTAGAGCAAATTATCGCCCCGGTAGCTAAGGCACTCAAGGCAAAAGTACGCGTCAAAACAATAGATGAAGATGGGACGTATGAGATCGGTGAAGCTGATGATATAGAGATGCAGCTCAAAGGCCACGACCGTGCAGTGCGATTAGTACTTCCCCGTCAGCAAGATGGTGGGACGACGAACTTTAACTTTATAAACGTCGCCGGCAAAGACAAGGATGAGTTTGGCATATGACCAATTCTGCCCTAGATCGTAACCCAGAGTACGAGTTATATATCAAGCGTGGTGTTAAGAGCCAGAGTTGGTATCAGAAAATACGAGCTGGCATTAGCAGAAGGCTGAAAAATATATCATGAGCCTTTACGATCCATACGCCAAGTTCATTGACGCCCGTCTAACCATCATAAACAAGGAAGGTCAAAATGTCCCGTTCGTACTTAACCCCATACAAAGAGCTTACGTCAGCAGATCAAGCAACCGAGATATTATCCTCAAAGCTCGGCAACAGGGATTTAGTTCTTTTATCCTTGCTGCTTTTACGGCAGATTTTCTACTCAAAGAAAACAGTAACTCTGTCGTGGTTGCCGATAAGTCGGACAATGCTATTGCACTTCTCGGACGGGTCAAGCACTACCTTAGAGCCTACGAAGAAAAAACCGGCTCGAAAATCCCGCTCAAGTACAACTCGAAGTACCAACTCGTAAACGGAGCCAACAATGCCACATATACAATCGGCACAGCACAAGAGCAAGACTTCGGCCGCTCGCGCACCATCACAAACCTTCATTTATCTGAGGCCGCCTTTTACCCGAACTTGCCTAATCTGCTCGCTGGTGCGGCACAGGCTGTCGTTCCAAACGGTAAACTCATCATCGAAACAACCGCTAATGGGTTTAATGCATTCAAATCACTTTGGGATGATTCGATGCTTGGCCAGACTGCCTACCAGCCACTTTTCTTTAAGGCATCCGATTTCTATGACCCTGCTACGTTGGAGCAAAAGCACAGAGAACTTGGCAACCGCCTCTTCAACCAAGAATACCCAGAGACACCAGAAATAGCCTTTGTCACATCCGGTGCGCCGTACTTTGATGCCGATGCTATGAGCTACTATCTAGAATCAGTCAAGAATGTACGGGAGCTAGCTACCGTATGAATCCACTAGAACAATGGGCGAACCAGCATCAGGGCAACTTTATGTACAAGTGGAGCCACTACTTTGATATATATCACAAACACTTCAAACGCTTCCGTGGCGAGCCGATCAAGCTATTGGAAATAGGAATCTACGGCGGCGGTAGCTTGCAGATGTGGAAATGGTACTTCGGCAAACGGGCAAATATCCTTGGTGTAGACATTGACCCATTTTGTATCAAGTACGCTGAGCCACACATCAAGGTAAAGATCGGCGACCAGGCCGATGCGAAGTTCCTAGAGTCTCTCGGCGAGTACGACATTATCATCGACGACGGCGGCCACTTCACCTCACAGCAAACAGCCTCGTTTATGAAGCTCTACGACAAAGTAAAGCCTAATGGTATCTACCTGATCGAAGACACGCATACCTCGTATATTCCCAAGTACATTGATACCTCGCTCACCTTCACCGACTACTGCAAGAAGCTCATTGACGTCATGCACACCCATTACGCCGGACACCCGTTCAACGACTTCAGTGCGTCAACCAATTCGATTACCTTTTACGACTCAGTGATCGTGTTTGAAAAGCAACCGCGTACCGTCCCAGAGCAAACCTTTTATGCAGGAACGGAGCGCCGCTAATGTTTCGGAGATACCGCCAACCAGAGCTAGGCGAGTTCTTCTGCGTATTCGCCGATACGGCTGCCGGCGGCAATGACTACTGCGCGGTCCAGTTCCTAAGCAAGACCAAACTCGACGTCCCGCTTGTCTTTCATTCTAAGATTATCGCCAGTGAGATGACGCCGCAATTGCATCTCGAATTGGAGAAGTTATACGACCTAACCCATGTGCCACCAGTCGTGGCATACGAAAGGAACAACGGAGGAGTCTATGAGCTTGAACGCCTCGCCACCCTCAACCGCAATAACAGGTACACTATTTACCAAGAGAAGACCAACCTTGGCTCGACGGATACTACGCAGAATTCTCCGAAGCTTGGATGGACAACCAGCACAGCCACCCGTCCGCCTATGCTCTCAATGCTCAAAGAGGCCATCGACCACCGCCTCATTAAACTGTATGACCGCGCTACGATTAATGAGCTATTTGCCTTTGTCGTGGTACAAACATCGTCCAGTTGGAAAGCCCAAGCAGAATCCGGCGCACACGATGACCTCATTATGGCGTTGGCCGGTGCGTGGCAACTCTACCAAACGGAAAACCCACCGATAACACAGAACCCTAGCTTATACATACGCGACCCTGATATGGAAAGGATATGGAACGAGATATGAACGACTCTGAATTACTGCGCCTTATCGCCACGCAATTAGCTACCGTACCGGACTTCGGACAGGTACAGTTTCACATCAAGAAGCACATTGGATCATTCAGTAATACCGACGTCGTCAAGCTCACGAGCTACCGGTACACGAAAGACGAACCGAACGTCAGCGTCACAACTGATATGCTCCGGCTTGTCAAACAGATCACCGACGCCCAGCTAACCGGCTCGCTAGGTTTCAGCGTGCAGTTCAAACACGGTAAAGCTGAGCAAATGCAGGTGCAGGATTTTAAGAAATTATAAGGAGTGCATATGAATACATGGCAAACAGAACTAGTCAAAGAACTTAAGACTGTCAGCAAAGGGCTCGAAGAGGCGGCGAAACCATCACAGGCGGTTGACCAACTAATCAGTCGGCTTGAATCGGTTGCCTGCAACGAGACGGATATTGCATCAGAGTTAAACCGGCTTAACTTGCAATGGTTTGCCCGTAAGTTGGATGCGCTCGACTTCCACGATAAGGCAAGAGCCGAAAACCAGCGCCAAGAATAGCCATTAGCGCTAATTTTTGGTATAATATAAGCAAACAGCGACGCCAACGAAGCTGATAACTCTACTTGAGGTATCAGTTTGGCTCGCAAATCTCCTTCCACCACCACAGCAGTAAAAGACGACCAGCCAACGAGTGCTGCTATTGATGAGTTATTGACGCAGAAGCAAGCCTCGTGGGATGCCCTGCGCCCGATTCAAGCAACGTGGAGCGACCGTGAACGCCTACTGATTAACCGCCCCGCCGATTCATACACCCAGAAGACTACTAAATCCCATGTTACTGACGCCCACATCTCTACCCTTGCCTTTGAACGCCAAGCCCGTGTTGCCGCCCAGTTGCCGACAGGTATTATTTATTCCCTGACCAGTAAAGATGAGCAACCAGCGTTCTTAATGAACCTGATACTCAACAAGTACATCCTGCCGAGCGCCAACTCGCAGATGGATGCCCTGAGCAAACTGCGCATGTCCGGTGTCTACGCCAGCGTGTATGGTGCCTGCCCGATGATGTACGACTACCGCGTAGACGATGAATACATTGGTCCCGACTTCTGGATTATCCAGCCGCGCAACTTCTTCCCACAGCCAGGTAAAAACTCTATCCGCGACTGTGATTGGGTGATGATCTCCGAAATCCGCTCGATCTCTTTCTTCGACGCGATCCTGAAGCGTGAGAAAACCAGCTGGAACAAGAAGGCTATCAACAAGCTGAAAGAACTGACCAAAGACGGGGCGACACCAGCCCGCGACATCGATTCTTCCAAAAAGTCCGCTATTGAAAACGTGCGTACTGCCGGACGGCCGTATGCCGACAAAGGCTCCGCTGCCCGTGTCGAACTGGTTACGAAGTACGAGAAAGGTACGACTGGGCACTGGATTACCTTTGCACCTGATTACAAAGAAGCCGGTGTCTTGCGCGACATCCCTAACCCTCACGCGAATGGCCGCATCCCAATCGTCATGCGCCAGTGCTTCCCACTCGTTGAATCGATCTGGGGACTTGGTGACTTTGAGCGCGGCATTACCCTGCAGAAAGCTAAGGACAGTTTAATCAACCTCTACCTCGACGGGGTTAAGCTAGCCATCTTTAAGCCGCTCAAGATCGACGTCGCCAACGTTACGATGAGCTCAATCAAGATGGAAGCCGGTGCGCGTTGGCTCATGAAAGATCCAAACGCCGTTGCACCCTATGATTCCGGCGGCGCTGAAGCCCTGCAGAACTTCCAAGGGACGTATGAGTTCTTGACTTCTGCTCTGCTCAACCAGTTCGGGTCAAACCAACAGCAAGTCAGCAAGAACGATTCCGGCAACCCGGCGCTCGGCCGAACTCCACAGGCAATCGAAGCCCAGAACCAGCGTGAAGACGCCCGCGACAACTGGGATCGCTTCCAGCTCGAAAAGTGCCTCGAAGACTTACTCGAAGGCATGATCAACCTGCTTGCGGAAAAGCAGGAAAAGCCAATCAACTTCCACATCTTTGACGCTGACGTCGAACAGGTCATGCAGCGCTTCGGTACGACAAGCGCTAGCGGTGAGGTAATTAAGGCCCCAGACTTCATGTCGCCAATGGGGCGCAGTGCCAAATTGACGGTGGCCAAGAGCCTGATCAAAGGAGCCTACCGCTACATTGTTGACGCGTCCAGCACGATGCGTGAGCAAGAGGAAGCCCAGAACGAATCACTAGTGCAGATCATGAACCTCTACATCGCCAATCCCCAAGTCTACGACCAGTTATTACAGCGAGAGGGCTACCAGTTCAAGTTCGGCAGTGCCCTCAAGACATTTATCTACAACTCCGGTATTAATGATCCCGATTCAATTATCACCAAGATCAACCAGCAGCCCGGCCAGCAAGGCCAGCCAGGCCAGCCGGTGCAGATGCAGCCAGCGCAGATCAACCCCGCCCATCTGCAGTCGATCCAAGACCCGCAAATCCGCCAAGTTGCCCAACAGCTCTTCGGCCAAGGAGGTCAGCCACAGCAACCCCAACAACCGCAGCAGCCACCGATGACGCAGCAACCAATGCCTCAGATGCAAGGAGCAATGCCAAATGGACAATAACGCCGTCGTACCTGAAAACCTGATGCTTGACGCTGAGCCAATCGAAGCGGTAGAAAAGCAAGCTGTTACCGCAGCCCATCAGGAAGACGCTGAACTCGCCGCCCTCTACTTATCCAGCGGCTGGAAGCGCCTCGTCAAAGACATGCAGGCCGATATCGCCCTATTCAAGACAGGCGGCTTTATTAAGCACATCGATACCCTCGCCCTTGATGAAGTCGGCAAGCTGTTCGTCATCCACCAAACCGTAGCTACGTTCTTACAGAAGTACCTAGACAAAGTCGAATCGGCGGCTAAGGCGGTGGCTGATGCAGAACGAGCCAAGTAAACCGGAGGCAACGTATGTTATAGACCTCGACAAGTTACCCCAAGCCACACTCCAGGGACATATGTGGCGGCAAGAGGGTACGCAACTTAAGTGCATGTCCTGCCCCTTCACACACGCAACATTCATTCCGGTCGGCTACCAACTCTACGGTATCGATGACGACGGGAAGCCGATGATCAGGAAAATCGTAAGCTCTGAAGCTGCCGCGCCAAAAACTCAAATGCGCGGCGACTTGAGTGCTTAACTCAGGCGACGACCGAGCCTTACGTGGTCTGTAAACAGGAGAACGCATGGACGATCAAGCCCCAGCATCCCAGGCGCAACCAGTCGCTGCAGAAGCAAGCAGCGTTACACAATCGCCAAGTGTAGAACCAACCACTTCTGTTTCAAACGGAGCAGCCAGCCAAACGCAAACTGTGACCGACGATACGGCACAGCAAACGCAAGGCCAGCAGCAAACCGGTGAAGCTGAACGCCAGCCCTCACGCGCCGAACGGCGTATCAACCAACTGACGGGGCAACTCAAGCAGGTGACCGCGTCACAGCAAGCCACTGTGCCGCTGCCAACGGTGTCACCCCAAGTGCCACGGCTATCCGAAATGCTACAGGGCAGAGAGTCAATTGACCCTGCCGAACTAGACCAGATCGGCCAGCGTGTCGTACAAGGGGCTGTTCAGACAGCCAGAGGCTTAAACAGCTTGGAAGTCCAGCAGTTACGCCAAGAGATTACCCAGCAACGGGCAGTCGATGAGGTGGAAAAGGACGCCGCTATATTGCCAGTGCAATATGACGAGCTTAACCCCGATTCACCGAAATATAACCCAATCCTCGAAGAAAAGATTGAGGCGGCATTTAAGGCAAGGGCTGTTGTACGCAATCCCTATAACCCATCACAAGTGATGGTTGACCCATCGGTGAGGCTTTCCGACGTGGCAAAGGATTATGTCGAAGTGGCGAGAGCCGCTGCGGAACAAGGCAGATCCCAAACAAACGCAGCACTAGCGCAACAAGTAGATACCGGTGCGCTCACGCCGACAACAAACACGGTAGCCGAGAAATCAGTTGCCGACATGTCGCTCGCAGAACACGAAGCCTACTTAAAAGCAAAAGGTTACGACCTCTAATAAGCCGTTTCAAAGGGTTTGCCTCTCACTAAATAACAAAGAGGAAACCATAACATGGCAACTACTACTACCTCTACCCTGTCTGGCGAACTTCTTAGCTACCTAGAGAAGCGATTCCTGCAGCGTTCACGCGCAGCTATCATCTTCGGCGAAGGTGCTCAGAAGCAATCACTACCAGCTAACAGCGGTAAGAGCATCACATTCAACCGCTACGCCCCCTTGACTGTAGCATCCACTGCTCTGACAGAAGGCACAAACCCAACAACGGTACAGCCTTCTGGCACCCAGGTAACTGCAACGCTCGCCCAGTACGGCAACGTTGTGCAAGTCACTGACCTGCTGTTCGTGACGTCAATCGACCGCGAAGCTAAGGAAAAGACTGACCTGCAAGCCCAGAACATGGCCGAGACACTAGACCAGTTAATCCGCGACGAATTGTTCACGGGTGCAACGGTTCAGCTCGCTAACGGCCGCGCCGCGCTGACTGCCATTACTAGCACAGACATTCTGACTAGCACGGAAGTTCGCCGCGCCCGTCGCTCGCTCCGCAAGAACAACGCTATGACTTACGAAGACGGCACTTACCTCGGTAAGATCGGCCCTGACACCAGTTTTGACTTAGTCAACGACTCAGTCTGGCTCGCTGTCAGTGAGTACGGCGATTCTGCGAAGAGCGCTATCTACAAAAACGAAGTTGGTAAATTATTCCAGGTTCGTTTCGTAGAGGCAACCAGCAACCAGAAGAGCGAAAGCTCGTCAGTTACTGTCTATAGCAACTTCATTCATGGTCAGCAAGCCTTCGGTACTGTCGATCTCGACAGCCTGCCAAACGGCTTAATCATCAAGCAATCCGGCGATCAGGACACCAGCAACCCGCTGAACCTGTTCATGACGATTGGTTGGAAAGCTGCCTTTGTCGCGAAGACGCTTAACGCTAACTGGATATATAATATCAAGTGCGCAGCTAGCGCCTGATCTGTTATTTAACATGTGAGTGTGCTATAATCTACTTAGTACTTAAGAATGATTATGGCATATAACAAACAAGAATCAAGCGCATACGCGGCCGCCCATATGTGGGTTAGATACCATTATGGACGGCCACAGCGCTGCGATAATTGTCACACGACAGAGCCACGTATGTACCACTGGGCTAATATCAGTCGTACATACAAAAGAGAGCGTTCGGACTGGTTACGCCTATGTGTACCATGTCATAAACGCCACGACGTTACCGCACTTGGGGGCAAGATAAGAAGCAGACCCCAAAAGGTACAGCCGAGTAAAATCTGCCCCCAGTGCCGCGTCGAATTCTTTAAGAACCCGAAGCTTAGCATGCCTCAATGGCAAGCTACCTACCTTTGCAGCAAAGCTTGTTCCGCAAGGTTAACAGGCAAGAAGCTGAAAGGGAGCAGCCAGTCCGAAGCGACGAAAGCCCTCAAGACGGAAAAATTGAAGCAACGCTGGGCGACTAATAAAGAATGGCGTGAACACATTTCACAAACCATGCGCGGCAACCAGAACGCTCGCAAAGCTATTTAAGAAAGGCACAACATGTCAGATGTAAAACGAACGGTACGCGGGCAGCGCACGATGGCCAAGAACTCAATCCCTGCCAAGATGCACACCCACCCTCATACCAACAAGGCACTGAAAGCGGTAGCGATCAACTCCGGCTTCAAAAAGAAGTCGTCAGGTGGAACAGGCAACGGCTTGTCTAGCGCCGACATAAGGTACTAACATGCCTAGCAAACGATTACTAGCATTGATGGACCCAGAGGAGCGCGGCGAGTCGATGAAAGAACGACGTGCCGAGAAGCGCAACCCAAGCCTCGAAGCAAAAGAAACAATCAACATCAAGCCGCAAAACCGTGGCAAATTTACGCGTTACGCCAAAGGCAAAGGTGAAAGCGTCCAGACTGCAGCCCATAAGGTCGTTGAGTCTAAGACAGCTTCCACAAAGCTCAAACGTGAGGCACAGTTCGCCATCAATGCCAAGAAGTTTAAACACTAGGAGCACACATGAACCCAACCGATGAAGTCCAAGTGCAAGTATCCGCGACGGTCGGAGACATCATCAACGACCACATTAACGGCCTAAGCGGCTACCAAATTGCCGCGAAATATAACATAGACACCGAACGGGTGAAGAAGATCATCAGCGACGCTGACAACCGTTTAGCCTTTGTGCCGCCGGATGAAAACGGCCACCGTGAAGCACCCGTTGATTTTGTCGGCGAAACGCTGATCGAGCCGCTAGCCGAAGGCGAAGACCCCAGCCCAAAAAACCCACGGGGGCATAAGTAAGTGTCACAACTGGCCGCCGGTCGTGTAAGCGACATGAACCGGCTTGTCTCGCAGCGGGATAACTACGACAAATATACGGCCAAATGGAACGAAACGCAGCTTAAGATCGACGACTTAATCGAAGAAGGCAAATGCCCTGTTATCAGGCACGAGCGCGAACGATTAGTACGCGCGGCCCGCGCAGGTGACAGCAGGCAGATCATGCGTATCTCAGCAATCATTACAGAACATATGAAAACGGGCCACCGTAAACGATATTTGCGACAGTGGCTCAAGAAAGGTTAAACAATGGCAAAAAGTGATGTCTTTACTGCTAGCGGCGTATGCCAGGCAGCATCAGGCGGCCTATGGGCGGTCAACGTTACGAAAGTAGCGACTGGCGCGGGCGTTGTCCGCGTGTGGGACAACCCTACAACTAACTCAGGTAAGAAACTATTTGAGGGCGACGGTTTGGTACAGGGCAGCTTCTGCATGACAGACGGCAATGGTGGCCCGACGACGGCAACGCAGGGCCTGTATGTTGAACTCGGCGGCACGACCAACGCAACTGTAGTGATAGTACACGACTAATGAAGATTCTTCTGGCGCACAGCGACCCGAAATTACCGGCCCGTGAGTCAATCGACTTGTGGCGAATTATCCGTCCATTTGCTGAACTAGAGAAGCATGTTGACTGGCAGATTGACCATGTGCCATACCTTGTGCCAGAAGAACTGTTTGACGATCAATCAAGAGTAAAGATCGACGACCTGCTAACGCACCTCGAAACTATAGCCGACTACGACGTTATATGGACGTCGTACTTCCCTGACGCTATGCTATTTGACGCATTGCAGTTCATGTGCGAACGAAGCGGTACGAAGTTTGTTCTAGACTGCGACGACGATATGTACCATATCCCCGCCCACAACGGTATCTGGAAATCAGCCGGGGCAACCGGCGTCCAAAGTTTACAGTGGATGGTACAGAACGCCCCGAATCTTGTTACCTCCTGCCCGAATCTCAAGGCGGAGTTTGAGAAACATCGGAAAGCCCCTACTTATATTCTTCCAAACTATATAGGTGCGGACTATAAACATAAACCGTTCAACAATGGCGACAAGGTGGTTATCGGCTTTTTTGGCTCAGTCACTCACAAACACGACTTGTTCAACACCGGCTTTATAGAAGCGCTGCAACAGTTGATGAACAAGTACGTGCACGTCCATGTCGGCACGGTCGGCCTGGCAATTGACGCCTACTTACCAAAAGGCCGTTATACACACTATCCCGGTAAGCCTGGCCGCGCCTGGCTCACCGAAGTCTGGCCGAACATTAACGTAGATATTGCCGTCGCCCCGTTGGAAGATACCCCGTTTAACCGGGCAAAGACGAATATCAAGTGGTTAGAGACGGCCATGATTCCCGCCGCTTTCGTTGGCTCTAATATCCCGCCATACCAAGGCACTGTTGAACATGATAAGACGGGGCTGCTTACCGACAATAGTTCTGAGGGCTGGTACGAAGCGCTGGAATCCTTGGTCATCAACCCAGAGAGACGTATCAAGCTGGCTGCCAATGCCCGTAAAGAGGTACTAGCTAAGTGGAACATTGCTACCGGATGGGAAACGCTGAAGACGGTGGTGGAACAGATAAACGGCGCTTGACTTCTGGCGTGTTTGTAGTATAATGCACAACTAGGATGAGTATTGTAAGGACTATCAAGAAAGCCGCCGTAGGAGCCATTCTGACGCTAGGCGTATTGGTTGCCATCTTCACTGTGCTTGTCTTAGGTACTATCGCCAATACACTCGGTGCGAGGTCAGCAGTTCCCGCAAAGGCTACCCCAGCCATAACTGCTTATACTAAGTATGATGACCCAGGAGCATTCACGGTCGCGAACCTCATTGAAGCCATCAACGCGGCGAGAGCCGCAAAGGGCGTACAGCCCGTAACCGAAAGCAAAATACTTGACGCAACCGCCCAAGCACATGCCGTTGACATGCAACAGCGTGGTTATTATGCACACGTCAGCCCAGATGGTAAGACGCCGCAAGATCGCATTGCATTGGCTCTCGGCAGAGACGTTTACTCCGGCGAGAACGAAGACAACATATGCCCTGGTGTCACAGTAAGCGGTGAGATGAAGCGTATCGCGGCAAGCGCCGAACATTACGCCAATCAAGAAGACCCGCAGATTAACTACTTGGGTGTTGGGTTTGTAATATCCAGCACCAACACATCTACCTGTAATGGCTATTTAGTTTTCGATTACGCGCAACTCTGATATAATATAAGCAAACGCCGACGTAAACGAAGGCGAGCCTACTACTAAAGAAGTAATGGCACAACCGTAAGGTTGTGTTTTTTGATGTCAAAAAATCCTCCGAGCGATTGTGCGGAAGGATTTTTCAAATGGGACCATCAATACCCCTGGTCAGCGGCATAGGTAACTTCCTTGGCGGCGCTGGGGACATCGTAACTCGTGACGCAGGGCATGCGCTAAACGCAGGTAATAACCTATTGGCTGGCTACGGCTTGCACGCCCCAGCCACCGCGCCTGCTGGCGGCTATGCGCCTGGTACAGGCCCTAACAGCCTCGGCACTCAATTAGTCAACGGCGCCCATGCCGACCCTAACAACCCAGGAACAATCGTCAACTTTGCCGGCATGGGTCAACCCGTTTCATCTTTTACCCCCACACCCAGCAACATTCAAGCTAGCCAGAACAGTGCACCTACCGGCCAGCAAACTCCTGGTCAGGCTAATAACGTAACCACCAATAATACGCCTGGTACCGGCAGTGGTTGGAGTGCCTACAACAACGCGTATAACACCGTCACTGGCGGTCTGCAAGATCAGCTAAGTTCTATCCCCTCGTACCGAGACGCAGATGTTGCAGCGTACAACGGCTTGTATAACGCAGGACAAAGCGGCCTCGAAGCACAGCACCAGACTGGCCTGACTAACTTAGGCATCGGGCAAACGCAACTCGACACACAGCGCACGCAAGGTATACGCAATCTTGGAAACTCGCTCAGAACGGCACTCAACGGTTACCAGAACCAAATCGGTGTGATGGGCGCGGGCAATAGCTCTGCCGCACCGCTGATTGGTTACGCGTTGTCGCAACAAGGCAACCGCGAGATGGGCGACCTGAACAACCAATACAACACCCAACAGACCGGCATTAACTCACAAGGTGCATCTCTCGAAGCGAACTTTAACGCCCAGAAGCAGATGCTTGATGCACAGCGCAATCAAGCGCTAGAACAGATCGCGACCCGCTACTCTGCACAACAGGATGCCCTACAGCAAGCCATGAAGCAAGCCGGAGCGCAACAAGCCCAATATCTAGCTATCTACGGCCAGACGGCGCTAGCAAACCAAGCCGTGCAAGACTTGCAAGCGCTCGACCAGAAATACAATAACTCAGTCACGGACCTTCACCAGAGCCTGATGGGTGCCGCCCAGCAACCAGCACCTGACATTAGCCAGTACACCGGGCTGCCGAACGTGACCCCATTCACCCAGCAGCAACTACAACCGCTGACATTACAGGCAAACCAAGATACTACCAATAACGCTTTCGCCGCGCCATCCCTGATGCGTCGGCCAGACCAAACAACCGCACAAAGTAACTTTGGCTTCTAAGGAGGCTCCCTATGGGCTTACTCGACGGCCTCGGTAACTGGCTGAAGAACGAGTTTGACTCGATAACGGGACAGCCCCAGCCTGCCCCTGCTCCGCAAGTGGCACCACAGCCACAGCCTTGGCATGCGCCGATGGCCTTACCGGGCGCGGCGCCCCAAGCACTCCCGAAGCCACCGCCACTAGCACCGCAACCAACCCAACCAAATCTCTACCCAAACGTTGCGCCCGGCCTACAATCCCAAGTCCAAAACAGCATCCACCTCAATGCACCGCAAAAGATAAAGATGCTGCAGGGGATGAACAGCGACCAGCCGGTACAGTTTAACCCCATAGCTGCGACGGGTCAGGTTCTAGGCCAGGGTGCGATTGATTTTGTCAAAGGCGCGACCCAGTTCGCGACCAGCACCGCCCAGAAAGCAGGTCGCCAATTCCAATACTTGAGTGGACCGACGGCAACCGACGCCCAGCGCCAGTCTATCCTACACAACCAGCAAACGGCGCAACAGGCCAATCTACCCCAGCCTACGCAATCCTTGTTAGCGCAAGCCCCTGTACAAGGCAAACTACAAGCGTATCAGCAAGTGGCTCAGAACAAGCCGATCTCCATAGTCAACCAGGGTTTGCAAAAACAGGTTGGCGCATATAACAAGCAGACTGAAGAAGGCGCAGGTAACGCTGCACAAGCAGCATTAATGGGGTTGGCTCCGGCCGCAGAGGGACTCGGCAGTAAAGTCTTAGGCGGCCTTGTCGATAACCCCATTGTTCGGAAGGCCGGTGCGGATATTCTCGCCGGGGCCTTAACTGGTGGCCCATTCAACGTAGCGGGTGCTGCAGGTAATGGCACACTTCGTCCGCAGGATATACCATCGTTGTATCTTCAAGGTACTGGGACGGGCATTTTGGCCGGTGGCGCAGCGGGAGCGCTACGGGTAGCACCGCTCGCTTCCGATGTCGTTAAGTCAGGCGTAAACAATGTGGCCGACCATCTCAACGCACCAGCTGCAGAAGCAGCCGAGAAAGCCTCTGGCCTATCCCGCAACAATATACTGAACGACAACGATGCAGGTACGCTGAGAGACTACGCCGATTGGAAGATGGGCGACCGAGGGGCGATACGCAGCGCGGACTTTAATGCCCTAGATGCGCGGGCGAGACATGCGGCCGAGACTGCCGGTATCGACATTCTGCACGGCTCACCACGGGATATCGCCTCGCGCGTAGAGAACTATATCAGCCAACGCTACCAGTTTATTAAGACGCATGATTCCATGATGCAGGGCGGCTACGCCCAATTCCCATTCCCTGAAGGTAACGAAGCCCCAATCGAACCATTCGCGCAGGAATACGCGGCCGAGAAGTCGCCGCAGGAGATCGTGCAGGATCACGCCGACATGATGCGCTCGCTCGATAAAAGTGCGCGCGGCGGTGTTATATTGGCCAACGGGACGCGCTCCAGCGAGCACACAGGTTTTTACCGACAATACTTCGCCGACAATGGACGCGCGCCAAGCAAAGCCGCCTATGTTGAGCAAGCGGCAAAGGAACTTGAGCGCGGCAAAGGCGACATGCTTGACCCCGACATGGCCACTGCCTACCAGCTCTCTAAGCAACGTGATGCAGCGAGCGCAGCGCTTGCCGAACACCCCTACCCGGAAGTCAAACAAGAGTCGTACTATTACGGACCGGACTTGAACAAAGGGGCTTTCACCGCAGAGGATAGCACGCTCGCCGATGCGCAGAAACCTAGTGGGGCAACCCGAAACCCTGACGCTGAACGTGTCGCGCTAAACGTATTACAACAAGGCGGTACGCGCGACGAAGCGATAAAGGCATACCAGAGCGAAGCCGGTGTCGGCGCTAAGTCGGCGCGGTTCAGCGTGCAGCGCGCCGCCAAAGAAGCCGAGCAATCCCTGAATACTTCTAAGGCGTCGCCCAATCCCCTGCTGAAAGACTTTGAGCTACCTAAGCCCAAAGCAGGCGAGTTTGAGCGCGTATCAAGCAACCACCGCGCCGTTACGAACAGCATTGACCTTGCCCAGAACCGCATGGCGAAGTACGAAAAAGTCCTATCCCCAGCCGATAAATCTAACCTCGTTGGTTATATCGAAGGCACTAAGAACATTAGCAAAGCGGACAAACCAAATATTGTACAAGCCGCAGTGGATGAGTGGCGACGTGCCGCCGATACTGTACATGCATTAGGCGAGAACTTCGGGCATACAAAACACATTCAAGACTTCTTCCCCGGTTATTGGGAGCGGCCGCCAGAGATGGACGAGATGACCGCCCTGCAAGCCCAGCAAGGCTTAGAGGAAGAATACGGCACGCAGGAGTGGAATAATATGCGCCAGGATGTCAAAGACAACCTTATCGCCCAGCGGCAGGCTGAGCTTATAGGTAGTGCTCCGTTCAATAACGAGGCAAACTACGGCGGTTTCCACAATAAGTCTAAGACGTTCAAGAACCAAGCCGAAGGGCTGGCTGCCAAATATAAGCCATTGTTCGATAACCCCTTCGACGCCATGCGCCGCTACTTTAATGGGGCAAAACTACAACTCGGCAACCAGTCTATTATCCAAGGCGTCCGAGATGCTGAGCCGGCACCCGTAGGCCAGCGGTACGGCATTAACCTATCTGGCGGCGAGCCGGTGAGCGTCGGTAAAGAAGGCTATAAAATCCTAAAGAACGAGAGCGCCCGGCCACCAGCGAGCGCGCCCATACGCCTGCTAAAAGGCGTCAACCGGTCAATCGTCAAAACCATCGTCGCTAACCCCCTCATCCACGGCCAGAACCAAGAGTTTAATGCCCTTTTCAGCGCCGCCTGGAACGAGCCAGGTTTCAAACCCACTAATATGATGCGGATTATCGGCAACCAGATGGACTTAGTCAAAAACCCTGCGACCTATGATAAGTGGCGCACCGACTTCTATAGCCACGGCGGTTTCTCGCCCGACTACGGCAAAAACCAGTTAGGCTTTATCGCGAAGGCCGCACAGAAGGTCGGCATCAGCCCCAACATTACCGAAGTATCGCCCCGGGTTATGGCACGCCTTGAGGAAAATATCCGCGTCGCAACGTATAAGGCAGGCATAGAACACGGCATGGCACCTGATGCGGCGCTCAAAGCAGTGAATGACGCCTTAGGCAGCGACAAAATCATTAATGACATGGCGAGTTCCTTTGGGCTTTTCCTGCACTATCTGACTAATAACGTGAAGATACTCGGCAACGCCGGGTTGTCGGCAAGAAGAGGCAACTTCAGCCCTATTATCGGGTTAGCATTAGGTTACGCCGCGTATACGGCGGCTAATAAAGCGTGGCAAGCGATTACGGGCAACCCCGACGCTTCAGTCCGCGCACCGGGCGTTATTGGCACTGCACAACAGTTAGCTAACGCCCCCGGCCAACTTTCGCGCGGGCAGATACCGTCAGTCGTTACCAGCCACGTTAACCCGCTTATCCGCATCGGTATTGAGCAGGCGACCAACCGCGACCTCAGTAAACCAGTGTTCGGACCGGAGGCGCCGAACAACACCTTGCAAAGCCCAAGCGGCAACACGCGGGCGATCCAAATCCTGAAAGACGCTGTAGGACCGGCTGGGGATATAACGAAACTCTCGCAAAGTAAGATGTCGCCGGCAGAACTAGCCATCGGCTTAGGGGCTGGTGCATACACACCCCATGCGACCGGCTACCAGGCTTCACCTAATATCAAGATACTGAACACGCCCAATGCTCAGAGTGGCAACGGCCTACCTTCGGAGCAGCAATACTTTAACGCCAAGGATGCGGCCATAAGCTCCCTCGGCAATCAGAAGAACGTTGACGACTTTAACTCCTTCCTAGACAAGGACCGCACGCCGGATGGGAAGACGATACTTAACTCGCAGGCAGTCACTACTTCCAACTGGGGCCAAGTGGCCGCCAACCCTACAGCGCTTGGCGCATTACAGAAGATGTATCTCGCCCAGAATAACCACAACCCGGAATGGGACTTGAACTTTAATGGCACGATCAGCGGCAAGAATACGCCAGCACTACAGATATGGGCAACGTACAAGAGCTTGGCACCAGGCGACCTGCAACGGGACGTCATTGCCCAGCAAAACCCATGGATTAGCAATATGGAGCAGCAAGTCAGCGCATGGGGCGCACAGCAAGCTAAACTCGGCACAGCAGTGCAATCGCCTGACTACGTCCCTTACCCGACCCTCACACCCGACCAGCAGAATATGATGTCTACTGTGACCAAACTGGCCTCTATCCCTGCCGGACAACGCACACCAGAACAGATAAGCCAACTAAGCACGTTAGAGAACGACCCGCGCCTGCAAGCTGCCTATTCCGCCACTCAGCAGTACACGAACCAAGTCCGCGCTACCATGCACCTGCCCCAAATCCAGTACGCACCCAACTACTCTCCTGAAGTACAAAACTTTGCTAACGCCTACCTCGACCCGTCGCTAAGTTCCGCCCAACGTAAGAACCTGCAAGCTGCCTCACCCGCGCTCTATAACCAGATGGAGGCTGCGCTAGAGCAGCAGGAACTGGCAACCGTCGATAAACAGGGCGGCATCGGTTACTATGGCGGCAACCAGTCAAATGGCTTCTTGAGCAGCGTTTACGGCCTTGGTAACTACGATATAGCCAAGATAAAGAACGCAAATGGCACGAATGGATATGCCCTGCTCAACTTCGCGAATAACACGGGTGCTGGTGGTACGGGTCAGAATGGACTGGCGACCATCAACGCCAACGATAAAAACGCCGTCACGGGCGCAGGGTCGCACTACTTCAAGAAACAGCACACCTTTAAGATGAGATCGCCGCGCCGCATGAAAGTTACCCATAACAAGCAGCACAGTAAAGCCTTCTTGATCACGCCGCCGTCACCGATCAGGATTAGAAACCGCGTCAACAAACACGTTGGGATTAAGCGCACGACTTATCTGTAACGTGGTATAATATAAGTAATACGCGCGAAGCGTAGGCTACTCGTAAAGAACGAATGCCGCCCTGAAAAGGGCGGTTTTTTTGTGCCTAAAAATCGAAAGAAAAACTATGGCCGCCACAATCCCAATGACCCTGCAAGACATCATGGATGAAATCTATGTTGCTGTCGATAACGACCCGACGAACTCTACTAACCAAGATGATGAGTGGACGGCTAGACTGCGCCTGATCAACATGGGCATCAAAGCGTGGGAACGCGAGGACGTGCTATGGAACGAATTGTGGTCAACATATACCCATGGCTCGGCTGTTACCGGCGCACAAACCTACGTAATCGCTGCTACTGATTTCCGTTTTCCCGGCTCATACGTGTCATTCACTTTAAACGGTGCGGTTACATATGTTGAAATCATCAAGCCAGAGGAGGCATTCAAGTACCTCAATAACAACAATGGCATCCAGGCCGTCTATATAACCGGCAACCCTTCGGCTGGATGGACAATCAATCTCACCTGGATACCTGTCTCCGGCGACCAGTTCTACGGCTCAACAATGAGTTTGAACTACTACAAATCCGCTACACGTATGGCTACAACGACCGATAAGCCAGAGATGAGCGACCCTAGCTACTTAGTTAACTTCGTGGCCTACCGCAAGAACCTTTATAACGGTCGGTCAAACGTTGCACAGGACTATATAACGCAAGCCCAATCCTGTATCGACAATATGAAGATACGCAATGAGATGCGCGTGCCGTATGGACACCGTGGGATTGAAGACACCGACTTTGTAGTATCTAGCGACTCGTTAGGAATGTAGCATGCCAGTCCGACCGCTGCCTCAGTTCAACCAGAAGGACGGAAAGCCGTTTGAGATTATCATCAACCAGTTCAACGGCGGCACGAACACGCTCGTAGATGAGGGGCGCGTGCCTCAGAATGCCGTCAACCAGTCTACCAACATGATGCTCGACCAAGACGGCGTATGGCGAGTACGCTACGGATCGCAGCCGTATGGTAAAGCACTTACCGGTCCGATCGATGGCATCGGGCGTGCTACCGTGTACAACGCCGATGGCACAGCGACAAATTACTTATTCGCGATAGATAACGGAGCAATCAAATACTGCAAAGATGGCGGCGCGTGGGCGACGATTGCTGGTAATACGTGGACGACAGGTAACAACGCCAATATGGTGCAGGTCAACTCACGCCTATACATCTGCAACGGCAAAGACAATCTGGCTTATGTTGACTTGACGACTATGGCGACCACGCCGACCATCGTAAAATACACGGCGTTGTCCACCCCCGGGGCTCCGACGCCCACCCGTACCGTGCTCACCGCGGGTAGTTACAACATCTACTACAAGATTACAGCGGTCAAGGCATCGATCGGCGAAACGGCCGCCAGCGTGGAAGCGACCATTACGGTAAATAAACAGCGCTCTGCATGGAAGACGGACTTTAGCGAGTACATCAGTCTGACATGGACAGCGGTCACCGGTGCTGATTCCTACAATATCTACTACTCCGATACCGCCGGCCAGGAAATCTTCATTGATTCGGCCTCAGTGAATACCTACAACGACTACGGCCAGACGACCCCGAACCCTTACCAGGCCGCGCCTGCGACCGACGGCACGGCCGGCCCACCAGCTTCAACAATGGTTGAGTCGGGCAACCGTATTTGGATGACCGGCAACCCCGTCTACCCCTACCGGATTTACTGGAGCGGCACGGGGCAGTACCTCGGCTCGTTTAACCCGTTCTACGGTGGTGGGTATATCGACCTCAACCTCGGAGGCGACGAAAAGCCGATTGGTTTGCAGCATTACCGTGACGGTAAGGGCAACCAGACACTTATTGCTCTAACCTCAAGCCCGGTTGGCGGTGGCTCAGTCTGGTTTATTCCACTAACCACATTGACAGTAGATACCCTTACTATCGTCATCCCCAGCGCTTTATCGCAAGGAACTATCGGCACAACCAGCACACGAGGCGTGGTACAGGCCGTCAACAATGTTTTCTACCCATCAATTAAGGGTTTCCAGTCGGTCGGCTCAGCGCAGCAGATATTGAACGTGCTTGTCACTAGTGAAGTTTCGACGCAAATCCGCCCCAGCGTCAAGGGCATTTCCAACTCCGCCGCCTCAAGCATCTGCGGTATCTACTATTACGGCCGTATCTTCTGGAGCGTGCCTTACGGCTCATCGACAAATAACCAGATATGGGTGCTCGACCTAGAGCGGCAGGCATGGTGCATCTATTGGAGCATCGGGGTTAAGCAGTTCCTTGAATACAGCAGTTCGGACGGTACGGTGCATCTGCTAGCCGTACCCGTCAGTGGGACAAACCTCATCGAGTTCAGCGAAAACTTTATCGGCGATTCAAGCGTCGCGACCCCCGTAAACCTGAAATCCGGCCTCATCTCTTGGGATAAAAACCACTTTGAATTCGCGTGGGTTGAGAAGGTGTACTTTGAACTAGGGCGGCCAAAGGGCAACGTCTCGTTGACCGTGTCCGGCACTGCGGTCAATAAAAACCTTTCGTCGCTGAAATCTATATCCGTTACCGATACCGTGTCGAGCGCCGGAGTAGGCTCAGACCTGGTGGGCTCATTTGAAGTGGGCACAAGCAACAACGCCCCGACGACCTACTCGCAGGCATCGGTTAAGAAAGTGCTCTATATTAACAAGCCGCTGAACAACCTGGAATGGCAGATAACATCTTCCGACGTGAACGCGAGCTTTACCCTGCTCGAAGTCGGTATCGTCGGCAACATCCTACCGTCGGGCGACCCGAGTTCGTGGCGCAAGTAGTGGTTATTTGGTATAATATAGGTAATACGCTGAACGCGTAGGCTACTCGTAAGAAACGAATGCCATCCGGAAACGGGTGGTTTTTTTGTGCCTAAAAATCAGGGATAAAAGATGAGCGCAAGCAATACCGACAAGTTCAAAAAACTGACCAACAACTTCAGTACTACTCTATCGAGCGCGATTGTTGGTTCTGGCGACAGCTCTATGTCGCTTGCCTCAACAACCAATCTCCCCACTGATACAGGCGCAGTATTTGTTATCGACCGCGTCAACTCATCGGGTACAGCTACGCCGAACACCCGCGAGTACGTCATCGGCACCGTTTCGGGCTCCAACGTCACTAACCTACTACGCGGACAAGGTAACTCAACCGCCCAGGCGCACGCCACCGGTGCTGTCGTTGAGCAGGTAGTTGACCAAACCACGGTCAATGACATCATCGCCGGCATTCTCCAAGATCACGACCAACAAGGCCGCGCCAAACAGCTAACCGATACCAACGGCAACATCATCCTCGGCCTCACGCCAACCGCCAGCGCCGTCAACCAGTTCACCCTAACCAATGCCGCAACTGGTAATGATCCAATCCAACAGGCGACGGGAACTGACTCCAATATCGGTCAAGTAAACCAGACGAAGGGCACCGGCAACTGGCGCGTCAAGGGCCGGGCTGACGGCTGGAACGACCTGTCTGGCTTTGGCAGCTTCACCTATAACGCCAATAACGGCAACAAAGAGTTCGTCGTCACGACGCCATCTGACCTCAGCTCATTCCTGACGCCTGGCCAGAAGATCATGTTTGCCCGTGGCACAGCGCCGCCAACACAGAGCATGGCATTTACCGCTGCATCGAGCCAGTACGCCACGAAGTCGTCACCGACTG